CAGCGAATCCAGTCTCCAGATGGATGAAGAGTGTGAGAAAATTGAATATAAGAAGACGAAGTGAAGATAATTCTATTGAGGTATAATAAAGATGAAAACATTCTTGAACATACTCGTCATCACCGTAGTGTACGGTCTTTTGTACAGTCAGATGAACCCCGAGAGTTTCGGATTTGCATCCCCACTCGACCCATTTTACTTTGCGTTCACTACGATGAGCACGGTGGGTTACGGTGACATTTCTCCCAAGACGGACACGGCGAAATTGATGGTAATGTCCCAGCAAATTGTGTTGATGGGTGAACTGGCTAATATGCTCAAGTTATTTTGAGGTACATGACTTGTCAGCAAATAGAATGTAAAACAATACTAACCCAATTAAAATGGATAGAAGTACCTTTGAATGTTTTGGGAATATACCCATACTCAATACGAGTAGACACAGTACGTACACGTATACGAATTGTGTGTATTCGAAAAATCCTCTCGAAATTCGATCGAACGATATTTTACCCGGATAGGATACGAAGAGTGCATCAGATTCTTTATCCGAACGAAGTTGACTCACGTTTTCAAAAATCATGTGCGTATCATCAACTTTTATGAATGGGTATTTTTTACAAACCATATTCAAATTAACTTGATCATCTTCGCATGTGTACGATAACGCCTCGTCGATCATGACTTTCAAAAATTTTACATATCCCATGTACATCCCAGAGTTTGCCGGAATACCAGCCTTACATGTACCGAGTAAGTGATCACCGGGGTTTGGTCCCTTTGATACGAGAACTTTACAGTCACACTTTTCAAACAGTTTCATGACATTTCGGGGATCTTTATTTATCTTCGTATCAAAACCATCGAGAAAGATCACAATATCTGTGTCACGCCTTGTTTTCAAGTACTCAGACATACCCCGATACTTATCATTAAACCCGTTCCACTTTGTACCCCACCCCAACACCTTGATTGGGACACCAAATGTATTCTTTACCAAGTCTTCAAACATACCCTGTGACTTGTTGGCGTACGTCACAACCTCGACAGACATTATTAAAATGTATTCAGATAATAAATGAGGGTACTCATCATTTTATTATTCGCGACATGGTTTTTCCTGTATGCGAATCACTGTTCATGTGAGAAAACACCCGATGACTGCTTTCGTCGAGAATTTTATGGATTTCAATATAGTCACTTCATATTTTTCACATTACTTGGAGCTCTATTTCCAAAACAGCTTTGGTTTTGGATCATATTAGGTGCTGCATGGGAAATTTTTGAGTATTGGCTGTCTTCGAAAAAATTCGGTGGCTGTCTTTACAAGTCGGACGAAGAAACACCTCTTTGGTTCCGTCGAGTATACGGTGGAAAACCCAAACACGAAAACTTTATCGATCGTGCACTGGGTATCAAGAATTCACAAGAAAACACGTGGCACTTTTCAGTTGGTGACAATTTGACAAATGTTATAGGATTTTTGACTGGAAAGTATATAAAAGAGAGGTTATTAAGATAATCAAATGAACGTGGGAATCCTCACCGCCGGTGGTGTGTGTCCAGGTGTCAATAACATTATCCACACCCTAACACGTCTCGAGAGTTCTAAAGACAGTCGAATTATTGGATTCAACGAAGGGTTCCGTGGTCTAAACAATAATATCCGAACGGAACTGTCACGTAAAAAGATTGAAGAAGGTGCTGGATCGATTCTCCGAGTTTCTTGTGAACCCGTAAAATTGGACCAAGTCGTAGACCGAGTGAACGAACTCGACCGTCTCTACTGTATTTGTGGGAATGAATCGATGAAGAGTGCCGCTCAACTCGCACTTGACGAACGCGTGAACACGAATATCATCGGTATCGCCAAGACCATCTTCGATGACATCCCAGGTATGGAATCTATCGGGTTTCAAACAGCTGTACAGGAGTTTGCAAAGTACATAGACTACGCACACACTGAAGCCACTTCAACAAATTCAATTGTTTTCGTAGAAGCGCCTGGACACCGTGTCACAGATCTTTCGACGAATGCAACATATGCCAGGTATTCGAAGGTGACTGATGTCATCAATCGCCAAACGGTTAATTCGACGACGATGAAACAAATCGCAGAAAACTATGAAAGATATGGGTACGCAGTCGTAGTCGTCGCAGAGGCGTGTGAGTATCAAGATGTCGTGGATTTTATCCACGACGACATGGATGTAGAACCCAAGGTTATGAACCCCGGTTTTGTTATCCGGGATGTTGAAGCGTGTGCGTATGATACGATCCTCTCCGTGAAAGTCGCCCGGGAAGCTTTTGAAAATGCACAAAAGTTTGACGATTTCATCCAGGGAGGAAACACGAGAATCAAGTTCTATGACTACATACTTAAAGTTTAAACCTGTAAGTAATATGTGTTATACACAACGACTAGTCAAGTGGTCGAGTTGCACCTTTGTTCCAATAACTCAGTTGGTTAGAGTGTGGTGCTTATAACGCCAAAGTCACGGGTTCGAGCCCCGTTTGGAACATTTTTATAAAGATTAATGTCTATGTTTATAAAAATGGTCATGGAATACAAGATCAAAGTGAAGGATACGACAACCCCTGAATTATTAGATTCCTTTTTTGAACACGCGTGGACATATAGAAAACCTGTGAAATTCGTTATAGATGTCACGGAATGTAAGAAAGTTTCACTCGGTCGCATCCTTTCCATGAAAGGAGTCCTTGATAAACACCGCCCAAATTCACGGAAATACATCGATCACTCCGAAGTTATCGTCAAGTCTCGGTGGGCGAAAAGACTCCTGAATATAGGTTTGGGTATCATTCGTACAGAAAGACCTGTTTACATTAGTACCCCCACCTGAGGTCACTTGGAGTCGCCGATGGATTATGTCGTGAAAAGAATTCTGGACTTCCATGCTCGTTATGATTGATCATACTCCTGTGACTTCTATCGATGAGCATATATTCTCGTAAATCCTTATAATAAATACGGGCACCCCTTTCGATCAAGTCCTCATGTTTCATGTCGATGTGGTTATCCATGGGGAGGAAATATTTTTGATACTTTCGCATGTTATTGACGTTGATGAGATAACACTTGGTACTCGAAATCCACTTGACTTTTTCGAGTGTACCTTCTTTCTCATCTGGAAGTCTCGAAAGGCAGTGGAAGAAGCACATTTCAAAATCATCCCCCTTTTCATCTATGACATTCTGAATCTGATTGTAAAGTTCATCCGACTTTATGATGACATTGTCTTCAAATATCACGGCATACTTAAGACCCTGATTGAAACACCTCTTGTAAAAATCCATGTGTCCAAAGAAACACCCGATAGCCCCCAGGTTAAAGTACGTAATGTCTGGTCGTTTGACATTAGAATCGTAATGCATCTCGATGGCTTTCTCGAAATAATCTGGGTCCACATGTTCTTCATATTCTCGGGCAATCTTAACCTTCCGTGTATCAGCACCATATATGACTTCAATCGGAATATCATTTCTATGACTTTTAAAGAAACGTTCCTGTCTTTCCTTTTGATCTTTGACAGTCAATAAAAAACATTTGTAGTCATACATTCCAACCCACCTTCTTCGTAAAAGAACGAACATGAGTAGAGTAATCAATATGATCACCGCGATGAAGAGTCTCATACCTACTTAAACATTAGAAAATAGTCTTACGTAATGGAGAGTGTCATCAATGGCATCGGTCTGACGAGTTCGATACTCATATCGATTATGTTTGTACCACAAGTTGTACATGTCTACCGAACAAAGGATACACACGCGATAAATTATGCATTCTTGAACCTTAACATGTTGGCGAGTTCCCTCGGTTTGGTATACTCTGTGTACTTCAACGTCGTTCCGATGATTGTCGCCAACACATCTGCTGGTCTTTTCTCCGTCTCACTCACGTGTATGAAGTTCATAAACGGACTTAAAGAAGAGCCAACTAATAATAATATATCCGAGGCTCCTATAGTGTAGTTGGTCAAACACTGTGGACTTTGAATCCACCACCCGTGGTTCGAATCCACGTGGGAGCTCTTTTCCCCTCTTAGCTCAGTTGGTAGAGCAGTGGACTGTAGTTCCATTTGTCATTCGTTCGATTCGGATAGAGGGGACTTAGCGCCGTATATCAATAGCGCACCTTTAGTCTGTATTTTACAGACTAGGCTTCTATCGTCTAGTGGTTAAGACTTCGAGCTGTTAACTCGAGTACCGTGGTTCAATTCCACGTGGAAGCGTTTTTAGAATGAGTTTTCCTTATTCCAAAATCGTCTTCTCACTTTCTTTAAATTTAGTAAGGGCTTCATGAGCTTCTTCCAATGTACCGAATGAACCTACATATACGTTTTTACCATCTATTCGCGGTAAAACTTGCCATATATCGCGATCTTTTCGATAATATATACCACTACCCTTACCATTTCCAACTCTCTTTAGTCCAGGTAACTCAAACTCGTCTGGGTTTTCTGAAAACTTTTTCTGAGCGTTGATAGCTTCTTCTTTTGTTTTAAAGGGTCCAACTCTATGTCGTTTACCATTTTTCGGAATACTAACAGACCATGATGTTACTTTTCCATGCCCATTTGGAATAAGTACACCAAGTAATCCACCCCTCCGTTTGCTGATTTCTCTTTGTTTTTCAATCATGAGTTTTCTTGATGTATCAGAGACTCTTTCACTTCTCCCACCACCTTCGCGTATGTTATATCCATCGGGTTCCATTGTTTGGTGTTCACTAATGAGTTTTCTCTCCATTTCACCAAGTTTAGAAGCATTGCCTTCCCAAATCGTAGAAACTTTAAAGTTCTCCCATCCGTGCTCTTGGATGGCTTGAGACAGGGTGCGACAGTAACTTCTTGAATCTCTGTGTTGTCTAATCCTCGTT